TGTGCTTGTGCCTTGCAGTCTAATTGCACCGCATCCCCACATTGTTACCAACATTCCTAATACCATCATGGTGATTAGTATTACCTTTTGCCAATTTTTTAATTTTCTCCACTCTTTTAATTTTTCTAGTAGTTCTTTCATAATTTTTTTTTATTTTTTTTCTTTTATTGATTACATTCGCAATTATATGAATTTTTGCGCGTTCTCCAAAGAATTTCGTTAATATGTAGAATGAGTTAATATTTTTTAACTTAATTCTTATTGAGTTAAGAAAATGTTAACGATTTTCGGAATATTATCGCAATTCTTTATCTTTGCGCCTTAATTCTTGTAATTCCGCTAATTTCCTCCTCTCTCGGTTATACTTGGCTATACTCCACTCCTTACTATCGTCCCCATATCCCAATCTCTTGTTCTTTCTTTGTGCTATTTTTAATATTGTATTATAGTCCTCTTCGCCTTGACTTACGTCTATTCTTTGTCCTAATACCCATCTTTCGTCCTTGTCCAACATATGTAACCATAATTGTTCTCTCTCGTCCTCGTCATATATTTTGTTTCTGTAATATATTGGTAACTTTGCTTTGCTTCCGTTGTCGTATATATATGTATCTTCTGTCTCTTCTCCCGCGTATCTGTTTCTCTTCCAATCGCTCCTTTGCATGTAGTTTCTTCCGATTCCTTGGCTCGTTAGTATTTTACTTTTATATCCCTTATTTATTAAGTCTACTTTGTTTACATATTTTATTATATAGTTTACTGTTTTTGCGTTTACATAGTCTCCTACCCATATGTTCCCATATCCCCACCTTTCTTCTATATTCTCCGTTGGTTCGTTTGTCCATATAATCCCATGCAAGTGTATTCTCTTTGTGTTTTCGTGTCCCAACTCTGTTACCAACCAATGCCTGGCACTCTTCTTGTACTTTTTTCTCCATCTTTCTAGAAATCTTCTTACTGCTATTGTTGCTATTTCGTTTTCTATTATATATTTATTTAATTTGTTCTGCTTCGTTCCTGCTCTACTTCTTATTACTTGTTCTAATTCCTTTAAACTCCGTTCGCTAAATGTTAGTGTTACAAACTTTCCATTCTTATTCTCTTTAATTTCCTCCGCTAATCTTATCTGCCATTCTCTAGCCTTCTGTTTCCTGCATTCTATGCAGTTACCGCACCCTACCGGTACATATTGTACCCTACTATCAGAAACGGGGGGCACACGCCCCCCATTTTTCTTGTTTGCCCTATACTTGGGGTTCTTTAACATTCTTGGATATAAACACATGTTATTTTGCCATTTGTAATACACTACCTATTAAATCTACTCCTTGTTTCCCTAAATCTGTCCATGTTTTCCAATTTGTGTATTCGCCTGTTGTGTGTTCTGCTGCTAATTTTATTGCAATAGCTTTTACTCTGTCATTCGCTATGCTCTCCGCTTGTTGGTCTGCTTGCTGTTGTGCTATTTCTACCTTTCTAGTTTCATTCAGTAATTCCGCATACATTTGTTGCGTTTTTTGGTTTGTCAACGCTGTGTTTGCTTTTACGTTTTCTGTACTCGCCTTAATTCCTTCCGATTCTAGTTGCGTTTTCCAAATTGCACTCGCAATTTCTTTATTAAATAGACTTTCACTGTGTATTCCCGCCTCTGTCTTATAAACTTTGTTTCCTTCAATAGTTGCCTCATTGCTTGAATTACCGTCCTCGGACATTGTCCATCTTGTTTTCATATTTTCTAACCAATTTGTAATTCCTTGCTGCCTCATGTTCTCTTTTAGCAATTCTCTTGTCTCCTCTTCGGTTGTTGTTTTAGCTCCTGCGTTTTCCGCTTCTTTCTTGTTCTTTTCCGCCTGCGATTCGTTTAGTGCTATTTGTGATTCTTGCATTCTGTGTTGCAGTGCCATTCCGATTCGTTGATTCATCGCTTGCTCTTTGCTTGCATCTGCACTTGTCTGTGCTGCACTATCTGCCGCTGTTGCTCCACTTACACTTGCTCCACCGCTACCTCCACTAACTCCACCAACTCCGCCCTGTGTGTATGCTAATGCGGGGTTCATTCCTGCCTCTTCGTATCTCTTCCTCATCTCTTCAGGTGTGTTCATGTTATACTGATGATTATACATATCTTTCTGCAGCCCGTAACTGTCTTGCATTAATCTTCTGTTTGCTTCCTCTTGAATATCGCTCAGCTTCTGTTGTTGCTTCAATTGTCTTTGGTCTAGTGTTGCTTGTGATGGTCCAAACATTCCCATTGCTTTCCCTATTAGTCCACCGCCTACCATCATTCCTATTGATTTCCACATTTTTCGTTGCTTTTTTAAAAGCGGTACACTCTCTACTTGATAATATAGTACAGACGCGTACCGCTTGGTTATTAATTTAGTAAATTATTTGCTTCCGTACCTTCTGTAGTCTCGTCCCCTGACGATTTTTTGTGATACTCCATTCTTCTTGCTATCATACTTCTCTCGATTGCTGACATCGCATCCAATCCTAACTCCCATCTGTCCGTTCTTACGTTATATTCCGGTTTAACTCCCTCGCCTCTCGGCTGGTAAATGGTTGGCGCAATCTCGTCTATCGGTTCGTTATTGTTTACAATTCTTTCAATTTTCATTTCAATTGTCTCGCCTTCCACGGTTCTTCTTACCTTCAGTCCCGTGGTGTTTGTTATTTTTTTTCTTGTTGTCATTTTATTGTTATTTTATTATAAGTTTGGTATTTGTTTTGCACTTACTTTTCTCCGAGCTGTTATATCTACTCCGATTTGCACCCAAAAATTCTGGCTTGTAATGTCTGTCATCGCAAATGCGTAATTGAATTTCGTTGGGTCAACATACGTTGTTAAGTCTTTAATTCGTATTCCATCACCTGCACTTGCAGCTGCTTTGTCTACTTCATATCTTCTATTTAATGTCATAAACATCTCACTATTTCTATTTGCAAAATGTCCATATGTCTTGTTGAAGTTTGTCATATAATCTAACCATGCAGGTTGCTTACCTGCACTTTGCAATACTTCATCCTCATCTGTTAGTCCCTCTGTGTCCCACCATGCCATCTTTTCAGTTATTAAGTCTTGGAATCCAATACCATCTAAACTTGGTTTATGAAGATCATCCATTGTTTTCAACCGACTGTCCCATGCGTTGCCTTGGCTATAGTCTACCCTCGGTGTTAGTGATACTATTCCGATTATATAGCTTGGTTCGTCTACCTTTATGTATACTTTACCGCCCTTGTGTTTATTCGATAGTCTTCCCTTTCCTGCTAATGTTCCTAGCGGGTTTACTCCATCTACTGCGGTCTCCGCTTGCGATATTACTTCCTCAAATACTACTTCTTTACTTAGTCCACCGTGGTAAGTTGGTACTTCTGTCATGCCGCTTGTGGATTGGCTATATACTGCATTTATCCAATCGTAATAACTTCCTCCACTTACTGCCACCCTGTTTAGCATATTGTGCACTTTCTTCGCTAAAATTAAAGCATCTATCTTTAGTGTTCCATCGCTCACGTCTATGGCTGATACCTCTGCGACTCCGCCTGCTCCATCTATCCATTCTGTGCTAACCCAATTGTTAAAGATATCGCTTTGGTAAGTCTTTAGTGCCAATCCTTGTTGGCTGTTAGATAACATTGTCATTCCGTCATCGTACGTTCCAATTATGTCTCCATATGGTCGAATAGAATTCTTGTCTAATATTACCGCTTCTCCTTTCGTTTTAGATAATATTTCGCTTCGCATATCATCTATGTTCTTTAGCGGAAAAACCGATACCCTTTCCTCGAGTCCCACGTCTCTTACGTCGTATATCTCTGCAATTGAATATACCTCCCATCCGCTATCTGTCGTTCCTGTTATTATTGTTAGTCCGCCTAGATTTTCTACTGTTGATTCTGTAAATATTTCGTTGTATTCTTGTACCCTTCGTTCTCCCCCTGCGCCTGTTAATACTACTTCTAAATAGTTTCTTTCTATATTTCTTCCCTCTACTACGAATTTGCTTCCTGCCAATGCTCTTTGTGGTAGCTCTGTTCTATAGTCGTTCGGTCGGCTTGGTTTTCTGTAAGCATTTGTTACAATAACTTGGTTGGCGTGATTCGATGCCAATACGCACGCTCCTACTTCCTCTTGTTTATTTGCATAATAATTCTTGTATATGTCCCAATATGCCAAAAAGCTTACTGCATTCTTGTGCTTTACCACCTTGTCTGTTTTTGGGGAGTCGAATTCTACTCCTATTCCTCTTATGCCTAGATACGCTAGTAAACTACTTGGGTTAACTTGGTACGTGTCCAAGTCGTTTAAGTCTTCTGGAAATCTGTTTAATGTCTCCAATTTCATTTGCGGTAAATGAACCTGCTCCATTTTCATACCCACTCCTAGCGGGTTGTTATGTAACATTCCCTGATACAACCTAATTGGGCAGCTAAATACATCCATCTGCATTTTAAAACTACCGAATAAGGGTCCTACTGTTGGGTATGTCTTAACGTCTGCATCCAATTCGATATCGAACGTGTCTCCCGGTAGTGCTAGTTGTGTCATGAACGGCACTAGTGTCCCGCACGCCATTGTGCTTCTCCACACATATCCCAAATCGTGGTTACTTCTTTCAAAATTCCTTAGGTGCAAATCCATTTTGTTCCCGCTACCTAATCTATTTCCTCCAATACTTACTTTAGTTGTCATTTTCTTTTCTTATTTTGTTAATAAATTCGCTGTATACCGCTCCCGCTATTAGTATTAGTTCCCACGGCTTTTCCTCTATATACATTTCTGCATCTTCGACATTTTTGAAATCTTTCTTTACCACCTGGTCTCCCATTACAATACTTACCTCCTTTTTGTTTCGCACAATTCTAAATGGTGTTCCCTCTACTTCTTTTACTTCAACTTCCAAAGTCGATTCTTGCTTGTCTGCTTGGTCTTGCAAGCTTGATAATTTCCCGTTCATAATTTCCGTTTTTTAAATTAATTACTTGTTCTGATTCTTTTGTTATTTCGTATTGATCTAATCTATAGTACGGTATGTTCAATATCTCCCCCGTTATTGGGTCTACGTATGTCACTTTTGTTTTCCACGCCATTAATTTCCTCGCCTTTCTTGCCGCTTCTGTAATACTCGTATTCTGT